TGTCAACAAAGACATATTTCCATCAATTATAAATGGTTTGAAAAAACTTTTGTGTCCCGCCACGTTTGGATTCAATTCTATGTCACCCGATCCACCTGCACCAACATTATTCACTAAGAAACGTCTTGGTGATGCTGAATAGTCAAAAGTATAGTGAGCAATAGGTGAATAATGATCTACAATATCATTTGTTGAAGGGTTACTTACCTCATGTAATTGTATCGGCATATTCATATAATAGTCGCCTTCAATTGTAAATTGTCTTTGTATTGCGGAATTATTAAAATAATAGTTCTGTGAACCAGCATTTTGTTTAAGAAATAATCTACTAAGATTATATTTTATTTTTTGTCTCGGTGAGTGAGGATCGACACCCCTAGTCAGGAAAAATATTTTTTGTTGGTAAAAATTTGGAAATTTGTTTTGTATTTTACCTTTAACTTCATAATAGGTTCTATAATTATCAAAAACTAGATTGGCTAATTCTCCGCATATTGGATTGTCTAATTCTGGTGGCATAGCATTACCTCCAGTACACATAACTTTTTGTTCATAGTTAAAAATGTAATTATATAATATACTAGATTGAGTATCACCATGACTATCAATATAATCTCTACAAGTTTGAAGTGTCATACCAGTCAATACCTGAAAGTATTCTACCCCTGCCGTGAATTTATAATCCATAGTCGATGCGGTATTGAAAAATTGAACGTTCGCAGTTTGCTCTATACCATTTTCATCAACATAATTAAATTCCCTACTGAATAATGAGGTTTCATTATAAACAGTTGAAGCGGTTCTACCGTTTCTACCAAACCCATTAGTACCACCAGAATAAAAATTCAAATTTCTATCTACAAAACTTTCATCTACTGGATCTTGAAAGGTTATTAATTGACCATTTTCATAGTTAACGTCTTGGTCTGTAATCAATATCAAAACTTGGTCTGTCCATTTGTCATTTGGAGCACCTGGATTTGGGTTAGACCCTCCACCACCTAGTCCAGTTTGGGGACCAACTGTTGTACCTCCTCCACCACCACTACTTTCAGTTTCAAATTGGTCATTAACCATTTGACCCTGAATTATATTTTGCATTCCAATATTATTTTTGAAGTATCTAGCTCTCTGATTCATCAAATTCAAATGTTGTGGGTATGTAGGGTTGATACCGCATCTCCAACTTTCAATTCTAAATACACAGTATCCCTGACCTTCGGGGTCATCTAAATCTGGTGCCCACCCAAATTGTTCTGATGGAAATACGGGTGAACCGTACCATCTAGCATAAGCTGCCTGTCTACCCAAACTTGGAGCCGCAGGTACATCATTAATAATTGTATTACCCGCAAAAGCCATCATTCTATTATCATTATTTTCGTCAGTCAATGAATCATAAAAGAATAATAGCGGTGGGTTACCCCCTTCATTAATTACATCACCCTGTGCAGTTATATATGGGGATGAACTTTGTCCCGGAGGATCCAACTGAGGTACGCTATAACAAGTAAAACCACTATACGCATTTATCTCATTAAAGTCGGAAAGTGAACTAACGTTTTGTATATTGGCAAGTGCAACATCAAGGTTTTCATACACTGAGTCATCTGTAGGTAATGGACTGTCAGAACAATTACACGCTTCACAATCAGGATAAATAATCATAGGTAACTTCAAAGCTATAAATGGATTATCGTTTGGATCTCGTAAATCCACTTCAGGATCTTCACAATCTAATTCCGGTGCTAGATTTGCAAATGGATAATCCAAAATACCAAATTTTTTCTGTTTGATTTTACAAATAAACCTTCTTATAGTATTTGTAATTCTTGTAATAAAATTTGCAAACCTTATATAGTGTGGATAAATCCAAGCCAGAACATGTTGAACCGCTATCAGAACTATGATTAGTGGAGTCACTAACCTTACCATGATATTAAATACGAAAAATAGAAAATCGAAATTTCTTACACCATCATTGACCGGCATTCTATTAATAACACCCTGACATCCTCGATCATCAATTTCTTTGATCCCTAAATGTCTAGCCCTGTTGACACCAAATTTAAATCTATCGATATGTGAAGAGACTGTATAAACTTTATTATATGAGAATTTGTAAAAGGTGTCTTCACAAAGTATAGCTGCATCTTTGTCATAGTAATCGTCCCAATCCAACGAAAATGCATATGATTTATTTGTAAATTCATTTTGTGGTCTTGAATTTGAATTATTCCAGTGTTCCCGGATATTAGGTATCAAATAATTAGCCCTTAATATTGGTTTTTGTAACCCACCATCCGATTGCCATTTTATTTTAAATCTATACTTAGCTTTAGTTGGTATACCTACAGAAGGATCATTAGATATAATCGTTTCTCCGAATTCATTTGTAGTTAAGTAGTCTAAATTCATAGGCATATCAACCAACCATGTACCAGCATCGTCGATTAAATTACCATTATTTTCTAAATTATATTGTTCTAATACAGGATCACCATTTTCATCCTGATCAATTGTTTGTCTTATACACAATATTTGCCCTGGACTCGTAATTAAATCACACAAGTTACCTGTATTTGGTTTTGGCTTACAATTTTTTTTCAAAAAATCGCTATCACCAGAAGAGAACATGGAACCCATAAAAATGGCTGTAGGTATTATTTCATATCCTAATTCTCTTAAATCAAAATCAACCCTAGTGATACCTACATCACATGTTTCATCATCTCCCCAAAAAGAAGATACATCAATGTCAACAACATCGTGTACAATCTGCGGTAATGAATCTAAATTTTCTGAAGCCCTAAAAAATTGTCCGTCAAATTGGGTTTGTACCGCCTTACCCATTCTAATCAAATCTGGTGGTCGTAGAGAGAATTGACCTATATTTGATAAATCTAAATCTAATACTACTTTTTGTTGTCCCAACGGTACACCAACTATCATGAAATCCCCAGAATCATTTGTTTTTACTGTATACTTGTAATATTTTTCATATATGTGTAATACCTCCTTTCTTGTAAGTACATCATGTCTCGATGGGAAAGTACCTGTGGGTGTATGTGAAAAATTTTCTTTTTGATGTGGTAGTAGATTATATCTGTAACCGTCTTCATTTTTATCATTAGGGGTTCTATACGGATATAACGTAGATATCACTGGGTCATTTTCATCAATACTATCTATTGGTACAAATACTGATACATTAGCATTTGGTACTCCGAAACCACCATTTGCCACTACCCTACCAGTCACTACACCATAATCAGCACAAAATCTATTATACACATCTTCTTGTCTCAATTTTAGAGACAATATCTCTAAGAAATCGAAATCTTGATCGATTTTTACCTTAAGGTTTCTATCAACACCAATCTCTGTCTTTACTCTAATATTTTTTGGCATAAAAGATTTTTATAATAAATAGTTAAAGCAAAAATTTAGTAAAATAACTAAAAAAGTGTATATTATGTAAATTGGACAGTAGTCAAGTTTTTAACCCTAACTTTAATATCTTTATCAGGGAATCTAATTTGATATATCTGATTTGGTTCAGCAAAGATTATATCATCAATCAATCTTATTTCTCTTGTTTGTGAATCCATATACTGTTGAGAAGTTTCTGATGATGAGTATCTCCCTCCAACTTTATTAAAAAATTTCAAATCTGCAATGTTTGTAATTCCCGGTATATCTTGAATTATTCTACGTAAGTCAGATACATTTATATTCCTACCTAGTTCATTACTTGTAGGTTTAAAATAGTTAGAAACTGTTGTTACTATATTTGTAATTACATCACCTTGGTTTTGTGCAGAATCTAAAATTACTGAAGTATCTAATTCTAAATCGATCACCTTTGCACTTGATATAGAAATATAATCATTAATCATTCTGTAATTAGATAAATATTTTGCAATATTCTCCTTCAATGTATTTGAAACTAACTCAGTTAATGATCCTGTAGTATCGTATGATAATACTTGTATATTGATCTTATTGTCTACTTCGGTAATAGAGGCTTTGGCTGGTGATCCGAACCTACTTGGCATTGTTTTAATGAGTGAATTATAGTCATTTATAGTCACAGCCCTTTTTTGTGCTGAAAAATTATATGAAACCATATTCCTTACCTCTTCAGTGGTAGGAAGATCTGCACCACCTATCGCAGCAGTTACATTATTACACCTCAAACTTTTTATTACATTTTGATTAACATTATCTGATGGACCATTCAAATTGAAATTAATAGTACCAATTTGATTTATAGTATTAACACCTACATTTGATGTCTGACCACCCCCTATTCTATATCTAACAAAAAGTGTAGTATTAGCCTTAACTGTAAGACCTAACCCGATATTGTTCTGATAATCCTGTAATCTTAGTGGAATACCAGTCCTAGCAAATTGAGCTAACTGATCATCTGGCGTTGTAGTTCCACCACCGAATTGTATTTTACAATAACCTAATGGGGTATATTCACTAATAAATCTATTTTCAGTTTGGATATACTTACCCACTTTGATACCTGGATTATCACTCGTTTTAGTAGTGTCTTCGATAAATACTGTATCTTCAACAAGCGCATCTACTTCATACCATTTAGTCGGTGAAGTTATAAATTCCTCATAAGATGGTGGAGATGTATAAGAAGTACCATCTTTCTGAATCATTCCTGATATAGAAATTACATTTTTTTCAGGTAAGAAAAACTCAAAAAAAGGTTTTACATCTGTTGGTGATATAACTCTTTTAAATGTTTTAGTAACACCGTTAACTACAACCTCTCTTTTGGTTATTGTATAGTTTATAAGTTTATTGTTGTTATCAAAATTTGGTATTTTAGTTCGATTTGGGAATCCCTTACTGTTGTATTGTGAAGCAAAATTAATCTCATCTACATTTTCGAATATCTGACCACCTCCAATAAATTGAGATCCTGGACGTATTAGTCCTAGATATCTTTCATCCTCAGAATCACCAAAAGCCGGTACAGTTATAGATACATCAATTATTGCTACTGAAGGTCTATTACCCGGGATTTTTAATCCATATGTCCTAGCAATATTATAAATAGATGATTTTTGTTGTGCATATTGTAAAACAGTCTCTTGAATACTACGGTCGATATGATAGTGTAAATTATCACCTATAGCCGCGTTCAGATCTAATAAAACAGAAAAGACGGATGCGTCATTAAAATTATCAATAAGTTCAGGATAATACTGTTGTGTAAAATTAATTAGGTCCTGTCTTAGACCTTCGAAATCTCTTTCTGTGTAAGATATTTTTCTATTAGCCATTTTGTTATATATTAATAATTATAAAGTCTCTACTTTCAAAAGAGTCATTTTGTATTGTATAATCAATCCTTAATTTAGCAGTATATTCTTCTGTACCTCTACCAGGTAATCTGTATATATCAAAGATATCATATGTCTGATCTTCATTTGGTTTATTTATATTACCAATTAATCTTTTATCATCATCATTATACGGTTCAATTGAAATATTATTGACTTGAACATTTGGTATGTACGTGTTTACTGCGTTTTTAATATCCTCCCTTATTAAATCGAATGAAGCACCATCCATAGGTTCGAATATAAATTCGTAAATTCTAGTACCAAAATCTGGAAGATAATATCTACTACCTTTTCTACTTAAAATAAGGTGTATTAAATTAGACCTTATCTCTTCATCAGGATTTTGTGATAAAGAAAGATATTTCCCATCAATACTTTGACGAAATGGGAAATTAATACCGTATGTTTTACCGTCTGCCATTTAATATAAATACATAACAAATTTTTTTAATAAAAAAACCCATCTTTCGATGGGTTTTAATTATTAACCTTCACATGCTACACATTGTAGGTCATTCAAATTCAATTTTTTCCTAGCAAATGCTTGTGCAGAATTCATTGAATGTTGATAGTATAATGTCTTAACCCCCAACTTCCATGAATCTATAAGTAACTTATTAACGTCTTTAGTCGGCATATCAGGTGACACCATTAGATTAAGGGACTGTGATTGATCGATGAAGTCCTGTCTAATTGCCGCTTGATTAATTATAGATGCCTGGTTTATTTCCGCAAAAGTTCTAAAGACTTCTTTTTGTTCATCGTTTAAGAAATCTAGATGTTGAACAGATCCATCATTTTTCTTGATACTATTCCAAATCTTTTTTGTGTTTTGACCGAGGTCCTCTAATAGTTTTTCCAACACAGGATTTTTGATAGTAACTTTCATTTTAGCAACATCTTTCACGTAACAATTTGACCATATAGGTTCGATTGATTGAGAAACCTGACCCAAGATAAATGCAGATGAGGTTGTAGGTGCAATCGCATTAAGTGTAACATTTCTCCTACCGTACCCTTCTAAGTATTCAGGTTCACCATATTTGTCTGCTAATTCACGAGATGCTTCATATGATTTTTCTTTAATAAGTTTAAATACTTCGACATTTAATTTCGCAGTATCTCTACTATCAAAAGGTAAATTTTTGGATTGTAATAGTGAATGCCATCCTAAAACACCTAAACCTAAAGCTCTTTGTCTTTTTGCAAAATTATAAGATTTCTCTAAGTAGATAAAAGCCCTTTTACCCTCTATCGTACCATTATCTCTAATTTCTTCTATCTTACTCAAAAACTCAGTAACAACCGCATCTAAAAAATACGTTAATACCTCGACAGCATCAGTATCTTTCCATTCGTCATAGTGTAACAAATTCATAGAAGACAATACACATACAAAAGATTCTTCTTCCGAATTATGTAGAGCAATTTCTGAACACAGGTTAGAATTATATATTTTTGCACCTTTATCCTGGTATACTTCAGGAGATTTATTATTCATTGTATCAGTAAACATAATATACGGATATCCTATTTCACCTCTTCTTTGAATCACTTTGGCCCAGATAGCTCTTTTTTCTTGATCTCCTTCAATCATTTCCTCCATAAATTTATCCGTGACTGTAACAGCATGGGTCAAATCTTGTATTGGGAAACCTTCGGTCCCTATTTCAAGGAATTCAAGAATATCTGGATGTTCTACCGGTAGGTATGGTGAAAATCTTCCTCTTCTAGTGGATCCTTGAGATATATTGTCAACAACACTTTCGAAAAGATTCATGAAATGAACCGCTCCTGGTGCATGACCATTGTCTGTAACCTCAGATCCTCGACCCCTAATGTTACCGAAATAACCAGAGGTACCTCCACCCATTTTACTCATCTCTCCGACTTCAGCCTGTGTATACAAAATAGATTCTATATTATCACCAATATTAGATCCAAAACAACTGACAGGTAAACCTCTTTTTTTACCAAAATTTGCCCAGACTGGTGATGATAAAGAATACCATCCTTTACCCATATACTCATAAAACTTATCTGCAAACCCTTCTATATCCAACAGTTTTTCTGCGTGGTTTGCAATCGTTTTTATTCTTTCAAGGGGTTCTTCACCCTCACTTAAGTAACCTCTTCTTAGAAACGTTACTGATTCTTCATTTATCCAATCAAATGGTATTCTTTCTTTCATTTTTTATTATATATCGTATTAAAATAAATCGTTCATTGTGATAGACTTAGCCTTCTTACTATAATTGATACTTCTCTTATTGAAGAAGTCTGTGTGTTTAGTCGTCAAGATTTCGTCATCAAACCACTCTGTAGTTTCTAGTAAAGTATCGTTAATATCGAAGATATTATCAATACCTATAGAGTTTAAAGATAAATTAAATCTATTTTTAATAAACTCCATTGTTTGTTTTTTGCTGAGGAAGTCTAAGTCTCCCTTTTCAAAGATCCAGTTTATAATCTCCATTTCAGCCTCATATGCTTCTTTTGTAGATAAAATTAAATCATCAACTAACTCTTCGGTCCACCATTCTGGATTTTCTTCTTTGATAAGATTAACCAGATCGAAACCAAACTCAGCGTGAATATTCTCTTCTTTTGATGTAGCTTCAACTGCATTACTAATACCTTTCAACATGTTTTTGTGCTTGTTGAATGACATAATTACTAAGAATTGTGAAAACAATGATACATTTTCCACAAACATCGAGAACAATACAACTGATTCAAAGTACTCTCTGTTTTCCACCGCTTTTGAAGTGGTAATCGACTTTTCTAAATATTTTATCCTTCTTCTAATTGCAGGTACTTGTAATAGATTTTCAAATTCTTTGTTCAATCCCAATAACTGAATCAAATGTGAATATGCATCAGCATGTCTAACTTCTGACTCCGCAAAGGTTGCACCAACGTTACCTATTTCTG